AGGATAATGTGCTGTAGCAGTAACGAACGGGTATGCCACCAAAAGAGGTGGAGCAATTACCCTAGCGGCGCCTGCAAATGCAGGAGAATAACGCCTTGAATACTCTGGATAAGTTTTGTGACCTTCGAACATAGGCCTCAAATGACGAGGTACGTATTTTTCACCATACACTATATGCCCATAAGGAGCACGAGCAGGTGGAAATATTTCATATTCATGACCGGTTGCCATTCCAAAAGCAAATTCAAACATCTCTTTTTTCATTCAACCCACTCCGTACCGCATTCACATACACAGTGAACTACTTCGGCTACGTCGATGTAATTTTTGTAAACATTAGTGCTCCCGCACCTGCTACATTCAATATTTTCGACTCTTTCTGACAAAAGCAACTCGACGGTTTCCGACATACTTGTAGCATCCTAATTTTCCTTTCTTTGTTCTGAAGACCTTACCCATTCGGGTTTTAGGTTTGTAAGTTCTTTTGGATCTATAAGTTTTTTTTCTGTAAGCCATCAAATACACACTCCTTCTACTTGAGCATAGAGTTTGTTTGTTAGCCCGATTATATGAAGAAATGCGGTTGCTAATAGATATTCAATTCTGTTATTTTTTATATGGTTCAGACAGGCTGCCCACTTTGTTGTTTCTAATATTGTTTCTGTTTGCATGTTAATCACATATCCGTCATAGGTTCTGCAAGGTATCCTCGATGAGTACCTGGAACTAGATCAATTTGTAGTAAATTTAGCATTTCATAAGTTTGATCGTTATTAAATATATCAATTCTTATTAATCCACATGGGAAAGAACCACCACGCAGATATGTAACTCCACCTACTGTAGAACCAGTTATATTTTCAATAGTATGCATCTGCAAACCATTTAATTGGTCGGGGCCACCAGGATACATTGTATCTGTATGTACTCCATCATTTTCGAAAGGATAAGGTGCTATATTATTTTCACCTGTAACATTATCTAATACTTCTTCAGATTGGTCAGTACCTTCGTTGCGAATAGCAACAATCCAATTCTGTGGGAATGCACCCGATGTGTCATCTGCATCATTAGGAAGATTCGGATCTAAAATATCCGGTAATGCTCTTGAATTAGAATATCCTTCTATTAAAGAAACAGCACGCAAACCACTTGCACCAGCTGCAGGGTAATTTTCACCGATAGCAATCAATTCACGCTCATCGGTTAATCCAGGGGCTGCACTATCTGGTATGATAACTTTAGATGCTGACCATTCACCAGGGGTAGCATCAACATATCCTGCTGTAGGTGTTGTAAACCCCGTACCAGCAACAGCAGGCAATAGATTCTTTGAAAATCCACTTTGATGGTGTTGAGAATCCATATAGATCTTGTAATCTAGAAACTTAGGTTTTACACTTTCAGTACCCTGTAATGCTTCATTATTCATTCGTGTCCATGCTCTGAAAGATTTTTCCCATGCATTTGACATGACCCAAGTATGTGGAAGTTTTTGTATTGTTATGGCTCCATTAGGACTGTCAGCAACTATCTGTTGGCCACCTTTTACTACATTGGTGCTATTAACTCTAAATCCACCAACGGCCCAATTAAGACCTTGTCTATAAAATCTACGATTAGCCAAAGATGTTACTTGACTTAGATCGCAGTAATATGTAGATTGACCTGGCAAAACACCAGGATCTTGACTTGCTTGTGAAGTATTACCCAAAGCAAATGTTAAAGTTTCAACAGCGGGCTGTATTTTTTTAGAAGATTTACGATAATTACGTTTCGCCATAATTACTCTTCTTCGCCGTGGGTTATTAAAGATATCTCGGCTTCTTGCATTAATCGATATATAGATTCTATCGCTTTATAGTGCGTAAAATACGCTTCTATATCATATTTTAAAATATCTTCAGGAGTAAATCCCTTTCTTAACATATTTATGGATCTAATTTTAGGAGATATACCAGTAGTTCTCTCCTTACGCCACTCCCCAAATTCGGGTAGTCGTTGCACTTGGCCTTTTTCTTTTCCTTTCCATTTTTTCTTTCGACAATAATCTCTTGCATCATCTCTGCTGCCTTTCCTGTATTCAAGATTAGCAGGAAACATCTTGTAGATAGTTTTCATTCTTTTACTATCTTTAAATTCAAGATAACCTTGTATGTGCAACCTATGAGTAGTTGGGCACATTTCTATTTGTGCTATAGCGTACCGGATTCCCGGTAAATCATTAACTGATTCCCAATGTGATCGCATCGCATCTATGATTTCTTCAGAAGAAAAATCATCATCTAAACCCAGGTGACCTGCATAAGCAGTAAAACACCAGTGCCTTTTTTGAACATTCATAGATCATGCCCCCTGTTTCGCGCCGGGCGTTCGGGTTCCACTGCAATGCAGTCGTTCCACCTCGAACGCGCGGCGACGAAACAACGGGGGCATCGAATATGATCTATCCATCCTGAGTCACCGCAAGTGCTACAACTCATTAAAAACACCTACAATCATTAGGCCAACAATGCCTACAATTTCGGTATTCAATTTTGTTAAGTTTAACTTCCCAGTTAGGTCCTTCAGTAGTGCCCATGTTAACTGTGAAGTTGGGGGGGGTAATAATATCTTCGCAAACTCATCGTTCAGGTACCCCCCTTTTTTTTCGCTTTCAGCGAATCAATATCCTTGCCAGTATTTCATCGTGAAAACATCACGAATAGAACCAGGTTTTTGCATATTTAATGCACTAGATCCGATGCCCATTTGACCGGACATAGCGGATTGGTATTGTGGTCCTGCTACTTCAGGATAATGTGCTGTAGCAGTAACGAACGGGTATGCCACCAAAAGAGGTGGAGCAATTACCCTAGCGGCGCCTGCAAATGCAGGAGAATAACGCCTTGA